GTTCTAGTTCCACTACTAGTTCTAGTTCCAGTTACGGATTTTCCTTTTGTCATATATATTATATTCGGATATTATATAATGTCGGTCATTTATGATATAATATCCGAATATATTATTGAGAATAAAGTTGTTTTTTTTCTATATTTATGTTTAACATTAATATTAAATTTTATAACCACCATTGTTATACCAAAGACAATATCTTTATTTATGGAATCATCGTTAAACAAAAAAGATGTATTTGGGGAAAATATACAAAAAACTTTGTTGAGTTTCAGTAAAATGGGCATATTGTATGTATTAGGTGGTATATTTACAATTACAACAATTATTATATGTTTAAAAGACTATATTGAAAAGATAGATGTAGTTAGTAAAACAACCAATTATTTTAAAAAAACTATTCTGAAAAAAATATTCGAAAAATATAGCAAACATTTCAAAGAAATTCCAGAATCGGACATTTTATGGATAGTTGAAAATTCATTCAGCTCAGTAAAAATATTTATTCTTTACATTTTTGGTAGATGTATACCTTTTTTTCTTTCATTAATTATTATAAGTATTTATTTGTATACTATAAGCATACCTATTTTTCTTATATTTTTAATTCAAATGATAATCGTAATATCTTTATTATTTTTAAATCATAGTTCTTATTTAAGTAATACAATAAAAGTAGAAAGAACCGTTGTTCAAAATAGTAATTTTATAAATGACAAAGTCAAAAACTTAATGAATATTATTTTTGATAATTTAATACAAAAAGAAATCGATGAAATAGACGAAAAAGAAGATATTTTAATGAAAAGACTAATTAAAACATTTGTAACTCAAACATTCATCGTTTTTTTAATAAATATAATTAGCTATATTTCATTGTTTATAATATTTTATAAGTTGATGTTTAAAGAACGTAATATAATATATAGCGTCATCATCATATTATTGTTATACAAAAACATTCAAGATGAATTTATCTATGAAACACTTGGCGAATATTATAATATATCTAAATTTGTTAAAATGAATGAAATTGTAGAGTCGATTGATGAAAAAATTGTTTGTAAACCAATCAAGCCATTTTATAGCATAAAATTAAACAATGTCAGTTATAAATATGATGAAAAATCAAATTATATCTTAAAAAATGTAAATATACATTTTGAACCTAAAAAAATTAATGTGATTACGGGTAAATCTGGGTCAGGTAAAACAACCATTATGAAATTAATTGTAAAATTGTATAAACCTACAAAAGGCTCTATACAATACGATGAATTGAATTCAGTCGATATATGCGAAACCGATGTGCGTGAAAATATATATTATGTAAATCAACGGACCATTTTGTTTGAAGAAAGCGTTTTGTATAATTTACAATATGGCAACGATACTACAAAAGAAGATGTCATAAAATTATTGGAAACATATGATTTGTTGGATTATTATAGTCCATTGGAATTTGGAATAGAAAGCAATAGTGGTGTAAATGGTTCACATTTATCATTGGGTATGCAAAAAATCATTATGGTGGTTCGTGGTATTTTAAAACCAAACAAAGGCGTACTTATTTTAGATGAACCTTTGTCCAGTTTGGACAAAGAAACACGACAAAAAATTGTAAAGATGATTGTCCACGAGACAAAAAATAAAACAGTTATCGCGATAAGTCATGACCCAGAAATCTTACCTTATGCTGACAATGTAATTCATTTACAAAGAAAATAAAAAGAATAATTACCACTTTGTTTTATTCACACTTATTTTTGGTCCTTTTTTAGACTTATAATCTCCTGGGTTGTATTGGTCTTCTTCGTCGTCTGACCCTAAGTTTTTAGACATTTCCCAAAATTCTTTTGAGCCTAGTTTAAAGTCGCGATGATGCTCCGCCATATACCAAAATATTTGGTCTTGTAATTGATTGGATTTTACATTATTGTCTATGACTAAACATTCGTAATTTTCAGTACATTGATCCATCACTTGACAAAACGATTCGAATGTCGGGAACATACCAGCATAATTTTCATAAATTCTTTTACGATTGGCAATATACGGTTCGCGCAATATAAATACATAATCAATATTGGTACGAAGCGTGGGAGGAATGCCAAGCGGATATTGCATTGTAATAATAAGCATCACTTTCCAATGCCGTCCATTCATAAATAATAAACGCATCATCTTATCGCGCGTCCAACCGTTGTCGTATAAACAATCGTCTAAAATGACAAACGTGCGGGCGTCTATAGAACTCTTTTTATATATTTCGATTTGTTTGTTTATTTGTTTCATTACAGCTTTTTGTCGTTTCAATATATTTTCAATAATGCCAGTATTATATTCGTCGTGTATGAATAATTTAGGAACATGAGCGGAATAAAATCCATTACCCGCCTCTGTTCCAGAGATCACAGTTCCAATTGGTATGTCTACGTGATGAAATAATAAATCCCGCACCAAGAAACTTTTACCTGTATCTCTACGACCAATCAATACTATAACAGGACCTTTATTTTCATCTTTTAAAAAGGTAATACGCTTCATGTCAAACTTTTTTAAGTTAAGTGTCATATAGTTATAATAATATATGTTTATTTTAATTAAGACGCGATTAGTTTAAAACAACCTACGAATTTATATATTCATATAAATGAATAAAACGTCTTTTAATCCTATATTTGATTTATACCATATAGACTATACATCCAAATTATTTGAATACAAAGAACAAATGGATTACAATCATTATAGTTTGACCATAGAAGGTAAAGAAACACAATGTTTTATGAAAACCATCCCGCTTGTAGATTATATAAAATTATTAATTGGCAAATATAAAAAATACGATATTTGTGTTTTACCTTCTAAAGAAAGAAACATAAATAACATTTACGAAGAATATATACATTCTATACACAATTATGCTTATGTAGATAACTTTTTTTACATATTATCCAATAAGTTAAATATAAATAATTATAAACACGGCATAGAAGTATATGATAGTTTCATAACGATGAAAGAAAATTGCGAAATCAATATTGCCGATGATTTTGAATATTTATGTGACTCCAATTATTTTAATGAACATTTAAATAAGCTGTTTCATTTTAAAGACAACCAAATTCATTCTTTATTTTCAAATTTAAAAAAACCCCCCATCGAATTGGGTGATATTTTATGTGAGATTGAATGCGATACATTAGAAGACGAACAAGAACCAAATGAAGAAATAGACCATACTATAGAAGATGATTCTATGAATTTAATACATAAATCATTAGGTAACGTCGAACAAGCGAGTGATGACAATGATTCAAGTGATGAATCGTCTAAAGATAGCGAAGACGACGATGACAATGATTCAAGTGATGAATCGTCTAAAGATAGCGAAGACGACGATGAAAATGTTTCAAGGGATGAATCGTCTAAAGATAGCGAAGACGACGATGATTCATTCGATGACACCACGACCGATACATCAAGTGAAAATAGTTTTATGGATGAATTAACATTAATTATTAAAAAAATACCTACTCAGAATATATTGTTAGAAAAATGCGTGGATACGTTAGATAGTTTATTCGAAAAAGATAAAATAAACGTAGAAGAATTGACGAGCGCTATGTTTCAAACAATTGTTATCTTATATTTATACCAAAATGTATTTGAATTTACCCATAACGATTTACATACGAATAATATTATGTTTGTTGAGACAAAAGAAGAATTCCTATATTACAAAATAAAAAACATATATTATAAAGTACCTACGTATGGAAAAATATACAAGTTAATTGATTTTGGTCGTGCTATTTATACTTACAAAAATACACGTTTATGTAGTGATAGTTTTTCTCCAAATGGAACCGCACATGGTCAATATAATTGTGAACCATTCTTAAATTCAAATAAGAACACTATTGAGCCCAATTATAGTTTTGATTTATGTCGGCTTGCGTGTTCTATGTTTGATTTTATTATAGATAGCTTGGACGACATTGATGTATTTCGAAAAATACCTTTGTATGATATGATTATTGAATGGATACACGACGATAGTGGAAACAATGTAATGTATAAAAAAAATGGCGACGAAAGATATCCAGATTTTAAATTATATAAAATGATTGCTCGTAATGTAAATAAACATGTACCTGAAAAACAATTTGACCACGCGTGTTTCAAAGACTACATAACCCATCCATTAGATGAATATGTCAACATAGATGAACTGATTAAAATGAAGGATCGCCTATAAATATTTCAGTATTTGTATTTTGAACTTTTAAATAATAATCTTTCATGTATAAACATGCTAAAAGAATACAAAATAAGTAAAACGATTCTTTGAAAAACATTTTATTTTGTTCTTGTATAGGTTTATTACGATACAAAAACTGTTTGACTATAAAAAATACCACCGATACAATAAAAGATACATAAATATGCTCGTATTCCATCATTAAAAGAATAATAGGTTTTAATTATTATTCTTTTACGAAATTAAAATAACCCTTCCATGTCTAAATCAATAATACTATCATCCAAAGATACTATACCTAATTCTGAGTCGTTTACTAGTGGGATATCTTTTGTGGGTTTGTCCCCTAAACAAATAATGTCACTTTTAAATGATAAATTGTCTGTTTCATCGCTAAAAGATATTTTTTTAGGTGAGTCAAATAATTCTTCTTTGGGAGGGTAAATCGGGCTTTCTTCGCGTGGTGTCAAAACTATTTTTTCTTCTTCGCGTGGTGTCAAAACTATTTTTTCTTCTTCACGTGGTGTCAAAACTATTTTTTCTTCTTCGCGTGGTGGCAGAACTATTTTTTCTTCTTCATGTGGGGGAAAAGGGTTTGGTTCTTTTTTCGTAACGATTCCGTTTTTTTCTACTTTTAAAACATCAATTTGTTGTGTTTCATCTATGTATTGTCTTAGAAGTTGTTCTACAGGCAATTGGTCACGAATCGTATTCATAATGGAGGTTTGAACCAACAATTCAAATTCACGATTTCTTTTTTGTTTTTCTAAAGGTGGGATGTCCAATTCAAACAAATAAATATTAGAATATAACTTACGAGAAATATTAATATATATTTTATGTAAAAATAAACTTAAATCAGGCAAATCTATGTTTATTTTTTTATTTTCATTACCTACGCGAACACAACTTAATAATTTTAATTGAATAATATGAACGCAAGTGACCAAATCTTCTAAATAAGAACATTTCGATTTCGTTATAATACGATTTTTTTCGTTTTCAACAATAGATTGATTCCAATTGGGTACACGTGACAACAAATTTTGATACGTCATTAGATATTTACTTGGTTCATCGTTGTTTTGACACAATTGTAAAGCTTCGTCAAAAATAGACTTAAATCCTTCGATAATATGGCACGTCATATGATTTATTAATAAAACGGACCATTCGTTTTTAGATTCATTCAGTATATTAGAAGTAAAGTCATCCATAAAAATAAAATATATTTATAATTCTTTATTATTACGAAAGAGACAAACTAAATACAATAAAATAAATCTCTCATTTTTTAGTTGTTTAAACAATACCTTATAATGAAATTGCAAATCTTCGTAATTGTTTATCTTATGTTTCAGCCACACAACCACTTGTTCTCCGTAAATACCATTGGCATATAATTCGTCTACTATATCAATCACATCATCCTCTTTTGTCATAAGTTCTTTTATTTTATGATAAGGTATTTTTTGTATATTATGTTTTGGTTCAGGAATATATACAGGAATAAACCTAGACCGGATAGGTTGTAATAATTTATATTTGTATTTGGTTAAAATAAAAAATCGTGTAGAATGACTATACATTTCAATACTTCGTCTTAAAGAATATTGAGCGTCTACCGTCAAATATTCGGCATCGTATAAAATAATACTCTTAAATAAAATAAGCGGAGACAATTGTTGCTTTGAAAACAACTTTATGTCTTCGCGAATGTTTTTTATACCTTTACACGTACCACAAAACAACGTTAATATATATTTGGACATTGTTCCTTTTGGATAATATATTTCTAATTCTTTCAACAAATTAAAATCAGTATCACCATAAAATAATATATGTGGTACGTGTTTACCGAATTTACTAAAACAATCTTGCATAATGGAGTATATGTGTTTTTATTATATTATTTTTAAGCAACACTAGATAGTGAATGAGTGTAAGGATTTTCTTTAAACGCTTTTAAAATACTATTATCAATCCCTTGTGGACTTTCGTATTTTTGCGTTTGTTTGGTGGTTTCTCCTAAAATATGAGGCGTGTCATTGCTAGGAGCATAGAGAGCATTGCCTCTTATATTAGATTGTTCTCGCCCGTTTATCGATGCGTTTATATTTCCATTGTATAAACTCATATTGCCGGTGGCTATACGATTTTCATATGGTTTTTGTATATTTCTTTGATTATATGTAGCATCATAAGACGTTTTCGCGCTAATTCCTCCCGCATTTCCTAAAACACTATGTGACGTAGTATGTCTTTGTGATTTAGAAGAATATGGGTTTGTTTGTATATATGAATGACTATTATGACCTTGAACGTTCATATGTGGTTTTGTTTCGCTCATCATTTCGCGGTTTGTGGTTGGTGCGTATTCATTCGAAACCATATGTTTCTTTTGGGTATTTCCCATAAACCCTACTGGATTGGGATGTTCAATGGGCTTCTTTGTAGGTCTCCATTGATTGACAATCGGTTCCACCGTATTCGCATATAATTGCCCCTTTATGGCGCCAAAATAATCTTGTTTGGTGCTTCGGTTATTTTCTAACACATTGATACCGTTTTTACCATGGTCAGATACATGAAATACACTTTGGGATGACATATTTGTGAAAGGATTACCCGGAAGTTGTATTTTTTTACTTTCTTCATTATTTCCTTTTGTATAGGTGGTATTGGAACTTGCTCCTCGGGCACCATAATATGAAACGCTTGTATTTTCGCGATGTTCATGGGTGAGCATTTGTAAAGGTTTTTCTCCTTGTTTATCCATACCCCGAGCCGGCCCCATTCCACCTACACCGTCATTTACGTGATACGTGTCCGGATTTTTTTTTATGGTTTTTCCTATTTGACCAGATTGACTTGGTTTATATGCCGGTGCTTGATAATTATTATTATATTCGGATTTTGGGTTATTGGCTACACGCAATTGGTCAACCGTTTTGGGACGGGTTTGATCGCGATATTGGGCACCAGAATTAAACCCTAAATCACCAGGACCTTCACGAATTTCTTTCCATGGTTTTGTATTTGCGTGTCTCTTCGATTCTATCACACGCGATT